AAGGGTCAAACTTGATTATTAATGAATGAGCGCTTGGAAAAAATTAAATCAACAGGATGCCTTTGTTACATCTTATGTAGCTAAAAAATCACACTTTGTTAGTGCGAGTAACTATTCCTATTTCTATACTGATAAGAACCCAGTAAAGTATTATGCAGCTGAAAGATTAGAAGGTAATATATACTACCCTACTGGTAGTGATTTATTTTCTGGTTCTTATAAACCTTTAGTACATAGAAGTCTAGAACAGCTATATTATAGAAGTTATCAAACTAGCTCTGGTACTATTACTGGTTCATTTGCTGAAGACTCGGGATCATATAATAACTACGACCATTACTTAGAATCATCTTTTTCAGATTCAGGATCTAGATTTTTATCAGGTTCTTTAGCGATGGTATACTGTATACCTCAAAAGTCTTTTGGTACTCATGTTGAACCTTTATCTTTTAGGTTTGACCCATCCTCAGGAGGTTTTAACGCACAGAGTTTTTATATTAGAGTTCAAGATGATTATATTAGTGCAAGTTACTTTGAAAGAAATGCATACGGATATTATGGAGGACTAGAACCTATAATAGATGATGGAGAGGGCAACTTAATGATATCTGGTTCGTCTAAAAATAGAGTAGGTAATATAATTTACTCACATGGTCAAGTTATATTAACAGATCAAGATGTAGCACAGTATATGATAGCTAGTCAGTCGGCAAATATATCTTGGAAATCAAATCAACCTATTTATACATATAATTACGACTGTAAGATTTCTGACGATGAATATAACTTTACTCAGAACCCTTCAGCTCTTACCGGTTCAGATAATCGAATGAGAGATAATGTAACGGGATCAGCATTTGTCCCTTATATAACAACCGTAGGATTATATAATGATGCACAAGAATTAATAGCAGTAGGAAAGCTTGGTCAGCCTCTACCTAAACCTGCTAACACGGAACTGACCATAAAGATAAAATTAGATATATAAAATGGCAAGTTTAACTTTAAGAAACGTAAAAGGGTCTGCATTAACTCATACTGAGGCAGATCAAAACTTCGGTACTCTATTTGTATCGGCATCTATTACAGGAAGTGGAGGTAATCTGTTAATTTTTTCTAGAGGTTCTGGTAGTACTGCTTTTGATACAGGAAGCGGAGCTGTAACTGCATCTTTAGGTTTAAATCTACAACATATTACTAATGTAGGTGATACAACAACTAAATCGATTACAGCTAATAACTTTATTACAACCTCTGATAAAAGAATAAAATCAGATATCGAACCAATTGTAAGCGGTTTAGAAGTAATTAAGCAATTTTCTTCCTACACATATAATAAGGCTGGTAAAGCTGATGCAGGTTTTATTGCTCAAGAAGTACAAGAATCTATTCCTTATTCAGTTCATGAAGATGATCTAGGAATGCTTACTATGAACGATAGACCTATTTTAGCTCACCTTCATAAAGCGATACTAGAATTAGAAGAAAGGATAAAGAAACTAGAAGGAAAAGAATAACATGATATGGCCGTTCGTACTGATGGAGCTTTCAACATGTTTTCAGCAAGCGCTGAAGACACTCATTCTATAGAGTTTAATCTATCGAAATCGTTAGCTACCATAATGAACTCCGTTACTGGAAGTTCCTTTAACGAATTTATATCAGCCTCTCTATACCCTCACTACGACCCTTCATATGCTGGTAACGTACAAGACCCTGTAATAAGTTATGTATCAGCATCTTTACAATGGCGTAACTACCCTTTAACTCCTACTCAAACTAGCACCTCTACACCAACACCAACTCCTACTGTTACTGCTACAAACTCTCCAACTCCTACTCCTACATTTACTCCTACGCTTACTATTACTCCAACTGAAACTCCACCTGAATCTCCTACTCCAACTGTAACTCCTACGATATCAATTACTCCTACTATATCTGATACTCCTACTAATACTCCTACCCCTACTAATACTCCTACAATGACTATCACAAATACTCCTACAAACACTCCTACACATACACCGACAAGAACTAGACCTGCAACTCCTACCCCTACTCCTACAATATCAGGAGGACAGCAAAGATGGGAAGTAAATTTATGTATTGCAGGCAGTCCAGGAGGAACTATACACTATTTATCTAAGACACAGTATTGTAATGGAAGTAGTATAGCTATGATACCAGGAGGTAGTTTTAGTGCAGGAGATTACGTACAGTTTAGATTAAATACTGCTGGTTGTGGAGGTGCCACATATTGCGGTCAAATATCAGCAGTAGGTAATGGAAGTATAACAGGATTGATAAGTACATTAACTAAGCCATCAGATTGTACTGCGGCACAATGTACCGAATAAAAAAATATGAGTTTTACAGTACCTACAGGAAGTGATTTTAATATGTTTACAGCTAGTTTAGCTGATACTCATTCTGTACAGTATAATGTATCTAGATCTCTTGAAGGATTTATAACAGCATTTTCTGCTTCTTCTTTTAACGATTTTATATCAGCATCAAGAACTGAAGATTTTGGAGATGGAACTCTATCTGGCTCTCTTTCTGCATCTTTAGTTATATCTTCTTCAAATCAATTCAAAGGCTTTCCTGTAACAGCTACTCCTACTCAGACAGTAACAGTAACACCGTCGGTAACAGCAGGAGCATCTGCTACTCCTACTCAAACCCCTACTAGTACAGCAACCCTAACTCCTACCGCTACTCCTACAACTACTGCAGCAGCAACTGTTACCCCTACTAATACTCCTACAAGTACTGTAACCCCTACAGAAACTGCAACAGTTACTCCTACTATATCTGATACTCCAACTAATACACCAACAGTAACTCCTACAAGCACAGTAACTCCTACTCCTACTGACCCTTTAGATAGCGTTAATGTGAGGATATCAGTAAGTGCATCTTCTGCTTGTAATTCAGGAGAAGGAACATCAACTGTAATAACTATATTTGATCAACCATCATTACAAAATGGAGATTTATTATATTCAGCATCTGACGGTTCTTCATTTATTACTTTTAATCATTTACAGTCTAAATTATCAACCGGTGCTAATACAATATTTATGGCATCAGGTAGTACGGTATTTACTTTAAATCCTACTGGGTCTGGCATCCCAGGGCAATCTAATTCATATATTTTATCAACAGGTACATGTCCTACTCCAACTCCTACTGTTACACCGACTAAAACTATTACTCCTACAAATACTGTTACACCTACCAATACACCAACTAAAACTGTAACAGCATCTCCTACAGCAACAGCAACTTCAACAGCTACCCCGACAGTTACTCCATCTCCTTCTAATCCGTTAGATGCTTCTAACTATAGATTAGCTACAAGTGCATCAGCAGCTTGTCATACTGGAGAAGGCCCATCAGTTGTTATAGCTATATATGATGCAGATCAACCATTAGAAACTGGAGAAATCTTATATCAAAACTCTGGAGGTACCGACTTTTGGACTTTTTCAGAACTACAAAGCCTTGTTACTTCATCTGCTAATACTTTATTTGTCCAATCAGGAAGTATAGTTTATACAGTAAATGCTACAGGATCTAATAGTTTTGTATCAGGTTCTGGAGCTTGTCCTACCCCTACACCAACTCCAACAGCTAGTCCTACAGCTACTGCTACACATACCCCTACTGCATCACCAACAGCTACTTCTACAGTAACCCCTACTATTTCGGATACACCAACAAGCACTCCTACTAATACACCAACTAAAACTGCTACATCTACTATAACTCCTACTATATCTGATACACCAACTAATACTCCTACAGAAACCCCTACAGAAACTCCTACTAATACAGCAACACCAACTGTTACTCCTACTATATCTGATACTCCTACTCAAACTCCTACTAATACAGCAACAGCTACTAATACCCCGACTAACACTCCTACTAATACAGCGACAGCTACCAATACTCCAACTAATACTCCAACTAATACCGCAACCTCGACTGAAACTCCTACACCTACAAGTACTATATCTAATACTCCTACAAGTACTACGGCAACCCCTACTCCTACCGTAACACCAACTACAACTACGGCTACACCTACTCCTACCGCAACACCAACTACAACTACGGCTACACCAACCGCTACACCATCTCCTACTAGTACTACCGCTACACCAACAACAACACCATCCCCTACAACAACTACTGCAACTCCTACACCAACTAGTACTACAGCTACCCCTACACCAACTCCTACAACAACTACGGCTACACCAACACCAACTAGTACTACTGCAACTCCTACACCTACAAGTACAACCGCTACTCCTACACCAACTAGTACAACCGCTACTCCTACACCAACTAGTACTGTAACACCAACTACAACTACGGCTACGCCTACACCTACAAGTACTACGGCAACACCAACACCAACTAGTACTACGGCTACGCCTACACCAACTCCTACTATAACACCAACTAGTACTACTGCTACTCCTACGCCTACAAGTACTACTGCTACTCCTACACCAACTAGTACTACGGCTACTCCTACTCCTACGAATACTGCAACTCCTACAAATACAACCGCTACTCCTACTCCTACTACAACGACGGCTACTCCTACTCCTACGAGTACTGTAACACCGACTACTACTACTGCAACACCAACACCAACTAGTACCACTGCAACTCCTACGCCTACAAGTACTGTAACACCTACTACTACAACTGCAACCCCTACTCCTACTAATACAACTGCAACCCCTACTCCTACGAGCACTGTAACACCTACTACTACGACAGCTACACCTACTCCTACAAATACAACCGCTACTCCTACTCCAACAAAGACTGTAACACCTACACCATCTGTACACCAGATAACTAGTATAGACTTATTTACTACTAATGCTAGTTGGACTGGATTAAATGCTGGTGATAATAATTCAACAAGTGCTTGTGGAACTATTGGAATTGGTGACTCAGAATATGAAGACGTAGTTATAATCAAAGCAGCAGCTAATGGAAATGATAATTATCCTGAAGTAAATGACTTAGTTAAAAAAGGATCTCAAACAGCAACCGGAGGAGGTTATTTCGGATATGTAGATACTTCAGGTAGATTTGGAGCAGGACCTCAAAATGCTTATATTACTATAACCGGTACAGGACATATTGATGGTGTTTATGCATGTGATGCAACTCAAACTCCTACTCCTACTCCTACCCAAACAATAACTCCTACTTATACTCCTACTTATACTCCTACCGAAACTATAACACCGACTAATACTCCTACCAATACAGCTACACCGACTAATACTACAGCAACTCCTACAGTAACTCCTACTAAGAGTTCTGGCGGTGGAGTACCTCCTGGACCAGGTAAAGGTAATGCTATGTGGAACGTATCTGATTGTGTTACAGGAACTATATACTACGTAAGTAAAACTCAAGGATGTATTGGTGGTAACTCAGCAGTCTTATCAACTAGCTTTAGCTCAGGTGATGTTGTACAGTTCGGTACGAATACTAACTGTCCTAACTATAGTACTGGATGTGGTACGATTGTAGGGGATTCAAATAATACTGCTACCGGAGTAATTACTCAAGATGCAATTCAAGCTAACTGTAGCGATACAGATTGTTTCGAATAAGTTGTATAATTAAATAATTTTAATTAAATTATATATTATGGTTACAGTACCAACATGGACCTATCAAGGTCAACTTATTACCCATATAGATGATATGCCCGAAGGCAGTTATGGTTTTATTTATAAAGTTATTCATAAACCCTCAGGTAAGAAGTATATAGGAAAAAAAGTTTTATATTTTGAAAGAAATAAAAGACTAGGCAAAAGAGCCTTAGAAGCTTTAAGAGAAGAAAGAGCTAAGAAAGGAATCAAAGGCAGGGTACCTCTAAAGCAAAAAGTAATAAAAGAATCAGACTGGAAAGATTATCACGGTTCTCATTTAGAAATAAAACGATTATTAGAAAAAGATGGACCTATGGCTTTTCAAAGACAAATATTATCTTTCGTCAAAAGTAAGAAAGAACTAACTTATTATGAGTGTAAAGAGCTATTTATTAATGAAGTACTAGAGAGAAATACTGAGTATATTAATGATAATATATTAGGTAAATTCTATAGAAAAGATTTTTTAGATGAAACTAAGTAAGATAATTTTACACGAAGACGGCCACGGAGATGGTTACGAAGAAGGTAACATAAAGCTTATGGGTGATATAATTTTGCCTATAGATAAAGAAATGGTTCTTCAAGCTGAAGAAGATAAATACAATAGAGGTCTTTTAGTTACCAATAATAAAGATAAGAGTTATGATATAGCATACTGGGCTGATAAATTTGAACCTTATCCGATAGAAGTAGAAATAGATGGTAAATCTGTTGCTAAAGAAGCTAAGGTAATAAAATTATTATTTCACCCAGAAATGGACGAAGAAAAAGGCGAATTTAAAAAAAGAGATAAAAACGAAGCTTTTGATGAATTAGATGATGGATTCGATGAAGAGATGGAAAAATTAATTAAAGCAGGACCTAGATTAAATAAAGATAGGTTCAAAGATGTAATTTACTATATTCATAATAATTGGATGGCAGGTAACTACGGAGATGATTATGCTATCAGAAGAATTAGTACTTATTTAAATAATGCATAAGATGATAAAATTAAAAGAAATAGTAGGATACCCGTCATTAAGCTATCATATAGAAAACGGTCTCTCTTTACATGAGCATGTCTACCGCTATTCTAGCGAAGGGTTTATTAACTTATTCAAAGAAGCGAGAGAGGCGCATAGAGACGGGCAAATACAGCTTAACGAAGAAGATAAGTACTTAGTAGAGAATACTGATATAGGAGAATATGGAGAGTATAATGGTATGACAGTACCTTTAGATTTACCAATGGTTTCTCCTAAATACAATCCTCTGTTTGAAATCGGTTGTGTTATCGATGAAATGTTTGAAAACGAAGACATAATTGATGAAGCAGCTTCTTTAGACGAAATGGTCGATTACGATCTAGTAAAAGAATTAGTAGAGTCTATAGGGGGTAATATAAACATGGAAAGATTTAGAAAAGCAGTTTCAATTCAAAACGAAACATTTGATTATAATGGTTTTGATATGCTTAAAGCTAGTGTTGATTACATACCCGAAGCTGAGTACAGAGGTAAAAAAGTACAACTTAACAAACCTAAAAGAGGCGGTAGTAAAAAATTCTACGTATATGTGAAGTCTAAAAAAGGTAACGTTAAAAAAGTATCATTCGGAGATACAGGCCTATCAGTTAAACTAAAAAAGAGAGGTGCAAGAGCATCTTTCGCTGCACGTCATAAATGTGCTCAAAAGAAAGATAAAACTAAACCAGGATACTGGTCCTGTAATATAGGTCGTTATTGGAAATCATTAGGAGGAAGCTCTAACTTTTCAGGATATTGGTAAAATGAAAATAAAAGATATTTTGTTCGAACAGAAAGAATTTAAGTTATTAGAATTACCTTATAAGTATAATGCATTAGAACCTCATATAGATAAAGAAACTATGGAGGAGCATCATAACAAACATTTAAAAGGGTATGTAACTAAATTAAATAAAGCATTAGGAGGTAAATTTAAACCTTTATCTGAAATATTTGACAATATAGATCAGTACGATAGTGCTGTTAGAAATAATGCCGGTGGAGTATATAATCATAATGTATACTTTAATTTATTATCTCCTAAACCAGAAAAACAACCTGTTGGTGAATTAAAAGAAGAAATAGAAAATTATTTTGGTTCATACGACGATTTTAAAGAAAAATTCAAAGCAGCAGGCTTGGGTCAATTTGGTTCTGGATGGGCATGGTTAGTGTACCATGACGGTGAATTAAAAATTACTTCTACTCCTAATCAAGACAACCCATTGATGAGTAAAGAAGGAAAGGTTATCATAGGTATGGATGTTTGGGAACATGCATACTATCTCAAACATAAAAGCCAAAGAGGTGATTATATCGATGATTTTTTTGAAGTACTTTGCTGGAATCAAGCTGAAGAAAATTATCAGAATATAATTAATGGCTAGACCTTACAACGAAATTATCAACCAAGAAGAAGGGTACGTACTTAGAGAGTTTTCTAACGATACACCTTCGTTTGAATATGTTTGGCATAGAGATAAAGAGGATAGGTATATTGAAGCTACTCACAATACTGACTGGAAGTTTCAACTTGATAATGAATTTCCTCAAGAATTAACAAAAAACAAACTATTTATACCAAAAGAGACCTATCACCGTCTTATAAAAGGAACTGGTGATTTGAAGCTTAAAATTTATAAATTATGAACTGTAATTGTAAAACATGTAATTGCGATCCTTGTGATTGTTCTTGTAGCTGCTGTTAATTATGAAATTATCCAGTATAATATTTGAAGGCTTTAGAGAAGACGTTAGTATAGTAAACGGAGAAAAATACTCTGTTGACTGGTTAGGTAATGCTGATACTTTACAAGATTTTCAAGATGCATTAAAAAGAATGCCTGAAACTATTGAATATATCAATATACCAACTGATGATAAATTATTTAACCCTACTGCTAAAAGAATAAAACCAAAAGGTAGTTGGAAACTTGAAGTATATGCTACTGTAAAAAAAGTAATTGATATGCATGAAAAAGAAGGCAACGAATTAGAAGGCATTAGAATTAGCTCTTATTACGGCATAGGACCTAAAGGTGCAGATGATCATCCAATTTACGTTTCAATTGATACAAAAGAGTCTCGAGAATTTGGTGATGCAATGGCTCGAGGTGATTACGGTCCATTAGATTAAAGACTATGAAACTATCAAAAGTCATATTAGAAAACAACAAAGTAGTAACTAAAAAAGAGTTAGTAATGTCTGCAGAAGATATAAATACTCTTTCAGAAACTATTGCAGAAAAGCTTAATGATTATCTAGATATTGATAAAAAAGAAGTATTAAGCGGTATAGTTAAGGAAGCTATTGAAAAAATAGTTAACTAATAAGTTGTATATTCGGAAGTAATTTCTTATATTAGTATATAAGTTACGGACGAACTATATGGACTACACTTTTCTTCTAGGTAGTATAGAAAATATTTTAGGCAAAAGTTACAAAAGAGCTAGAGAGAACCATGCTTTTAACTGCCCTTTCTGTAATCATCATAAGCCTAAACTTGAAATCAACTTTAGAACTAACGAAAAAGGACAGAATCCTTGGGAATGCTGGGTATGTCAAACTAAAGGTAGAACGATTAAGTCTCTACTATACCAGTTAAAAATTCCTAGAGATCAAGCTACAGAGGTACTAAGATATGTCCCTAAAGGATCTGAAACAGAATATAGAGAAGTAGCTGCAGTTCAGCTACCAAAAGAGTTTAAAACCTTATATAATGCTTCTACGACCTCTATAATAGCAAATAAAATAAAAAAATATCTTTATGAGAGAGGATTTAGCGACAATGATTTTATTAAATACAACGTTGGGTATTGCACAGCTGGAGAGTATGGAGGACGAATTATTATCCCAAGTTATTCTGAATCGAATATCCTCAATTATTTTATTGCAAGAACTCATGAGGGATCCTATCACAAGTACAGGAATCCTGAAGTTTCCAAAGACATAATATTTTTCGAGAACTTAATTAATTGGAATCAGCCTGTTATTTTATGCGAGGGAGTATTTGATGCTATAGCAATTAAAAGAAACGCTATTCCTATACTGGGAAAGACCCTCTCTAATACATTAATAAAGAAACTTATATCAAGTAATAACAAAGACATTTATATAGCTTTAGACACTGATGCTAGATTAAAAGCATTAGAAATAAGCGAACACTTACTTAGTTTAGGTAAAAGAGTATTTTTAGTTAAACTAACTGACAAAGATCCTTCGGAAATGGGATTCAAACAATTTACAGAACTTGTACAAACAGCAAAGGAATTAGACTTAAGTACTCTAATGATGCATAAATTAGAAATATGATAAAGCAAGGAACAAATATTCTTAAAGAAAATGATAAGAATAGATTACAATTTAACCCTGAATTAAAACAAATTAACTTTCTTGATAGGAGAGTTTATAAAAGATCGGAAGGAGTATATTACCCGTCCGTAACTACAATACTCCAGTATATGCCCAAAGCTAAATTCTTCGAAACATGGTTGAAGGATGTTGGGCATAACGCCGATCTAATTATGAGAAAAGCAGGTAAAGAAGGTACTCAGGTACATGAAGCTGCCGAGAAGTTAATAAGAGGAGAAGAGGTATCTTGGATGGATGACTTCGGAAATGCTAGGTATTCTCAACTAGTATGGGAAATGATATTAAAGTTTTATGAATTTTGGAAAACTTATAACCCTAAACCTATATCAGCAGAAGAGTTTGTATTCTCAGATAAGCATAAATACGCCGGTACTGCTGACTTAGTTGTTGAGTTAGATGGAGAGACTTGGTTATTAGACCTTAAAACTTCTAATAGTATACATAAGTCCTATGATCTTCAACTAGCAGCTTATGCTAAAGCATTAGAAGAAACTAAAGGAATAAAGATAGATAGAACAGGAATTATTTGGTTAAAAGCTCATACTAGATCTAATTCTAAAAAGAAGGGAGTATATCAAGGTAAAGGCTGGCAGATAAGGGTAGTTGACGATATAGATAATAATTTTGAATTATTTAAAATGATTTATAAACTATACTCTTTAGAAAACCCTACAGTTGAACCTATTTATAATAGTTACCCTACAACTTTAAAAATTTAATTATGAATAGAGGACCAGAAAAATTAGGAAGATTTATCGGAGCTATAGTAGTAATAACGCTATGTTTGTTATTCTCAAGCTGTTCTACATATAGACTATCTACTCTCAACCACGATCCAGTATATGGTCCTGAAGTAGTATTAGAAGTACCATCTGATACTAAAATAGATACTATTGATTCATATTTTAAATTAAGATATAAACTAAAAAATGACTTTAGGTTTAGATGGGACTTTGCTCAATATGCTATGAACCAACCTTTAAGTTGGTATAATAGTAACCCTAGACTAGAAGGTTTATGGAAACCTTATAATAGATTTGATGTTTACTTTTATAGTAACTGGTTTTGGTCCGACTGGGCATTCAACTACCCATATGGTAATTATTATGGATGGAATAGCTGGTATAGACCTTGGGGATGGAATAGCTGGTATAGACCATACAGCCCTTGGAACAACTGGTACGAAGGTCCTTGGCATAACCCAGGCTATAACGTAATCTGGAATTCAAGTAGAAGGGGAGAAAGAGATATAGCTTATATTAATGGACCTAGAGGAAGTAGAACAAATTCAATTATATCTAGAGATAATAACAATATTGAAAATACTATAGTAAGAAGATATAATAAACCAAGAAACAATAATAATAATATTGATAATATAGTAAATGAATTAAGAGAAAACTATAATGTAAAACCTAGAGTTTACAATAATCCTAATAATTATAACAATGATCAAATTAACGGACTTAATATTAGAAGCAACAGATCGACCGAAGGTAATAATAATGGCTGGAGGAGCAGCGGTGGGCAAATCGTACCTCCTAACTCAATTAGGCCTGTCTTCCCTTCCTCAAGTCAATCCGGACAAGTACGTGGAGGATCCGGAACATCCGGCGTACAACAATCTGGGGGCAGGAGCTCGTCTGGCGGACAAGGAGGCAGAGGATCTAGCGGCATCAGGAACTAGCTTCGTCTGGGATACTACAGCTTCTAACCCTAAAAAGGTACAAGACCTAAAAGATAAGGGGTATGATATATACATGATTATGGTATATACTCATCCTATGATATCTTATATATCTAACTTTTTAAGAAAAAGAAAAGTACCTGGATCAGCTGTATTCCAAACCTGGAGAAACGTTTATCAATTAATAAAGGATTATTATAAAATGACTAACGGTAATATGTCTATTTTTATTAACGATAGAGGTGGTAAATTTGATAAAGAAATAAAAGCTTTTGATACTGCAGCTAAAAATGGACCTGCAGGAATTAAGGATTATCTACTTAGATATAATGAAGAAAATGGCATAGAAGGTTCTACATTTTTCAAACCTGTTGAAATGTCTAAACAGGAAGAAGAAGAATTTAAAAAAGCTATAGTAGGAGTAGATTATGATTTTAAGAGTAGATCTGAAACTAAAGCTTTACAACAAGCATTTTTAAAAGCATATAGAAATAATGGAGTAGGACCAGGAGCTGATAAGTTAAAAGATGCTGTTAAAAAATATAGAGATAGAAAAGAGAAGAATGATACAAGGCATGAACAAGTATTAGATAATATAGCTGATATGTTATTTAATCCAACTTTTCAAGAACTGCTTAATCATTCTACACCTCAGGAAATAGATAAAAATGTACAACAGTTTTTAGCATGATAGCATTATATCCTGGAGCTTTTAAACCACCTCATAGAGGTCATTTTGATGTAGTAAAAGATTTATTATCTAATTCTCATAAAGGTAAAGTTTATGATATAGATAATTATTTAGATGCAGGAGAAGAGGTATTAAAAGGTAAAGGAGATAAATTACAACCTATTGAAAAAGTAATTATTTTTATAGGAGGTAATACTAGAAATGGAATTACACCTGAAGACTCAGAAAGAATCTGGAATATTTATAAGAAATATTTAGGTGATATAGAAGTTGTATTAGGAGAAAAAAATCCTATGTACGCTTCAAGTAAATATGCTAAAGAGAGACCTAATGATGATTTTTATGCTATAACAGGTGTAAGAGGAAATGAAGATTTAGTAGACTTAAAAAGAGTTACTACTTTTAAAAATAGAGATAATGTAGATGGACTAGCTGTAACAACAGATAGTTCTAAACAAGTTAGAGCAACTAATTTTAGAAATGCTATTTTAAGCGGTAATTTAGATGATATTAGAGATTTTTTCCCAAAAGAAATAAGTAGAGAAGATATTTTAAATATAATAAAAATGTTAAAGTCAAGTATAGTAGCGGAACAGTTAAATAAAAAAATTGAAGAAACTATAACTGAAACGTTTAAATCAGAAAATAATTCTGGAGCTCCTGTAGCTCCTAG